CGAGTTAATTCAAGCCTGTAGCAAAGTTATCCGAAGTAAAGGTAAAACAAAATACTTAGATAACTTGCGTGATGAGATCGGAGATGTTATACTAATGATTGAATTAATGAAGCAATTTGGCTATGTTACAGATGACGACATTAAGGAACGTATGGTTATAAAGGAAGCCAAATTGAAAAAATGGAGCGACTTATATGAGTAATACTAAAGACACTGATACAATAAGTATAGTATTAGGCGACGACCCGCTGGATATCACAATGGACACGACAACGCTGCAAGGCTTCGCAGATGATATTGTAACAGTAGATTTTAATGATATCAGTACTGATCATCTTACTCTCGACATAGGTGAATACGATAATACATTGACTATCGGTACTAGTTCAATAACTGAAGAAAAAATTAAGTTGTTGGATGCATTAATTGAAGCAATAGACAACCTACCAGAAGATAACGAATTACGTTCGTTGTTCGATAATGTACGAATGCTTAATAAACTAAAAAATGCAGATTAATTTTGACGTAGATATTGATATGGCTGATAGAGACAAGTTTTTAAACTTAGTCAGCCATATACCAGCTTCCATAAAGCGTGAAGTTGGATTTGAAAAACACAAAACCGGCGTGTACTTCCAGCCGATACCTACGTTTCCTTTAGAAGGTTACAGCACTATAGATCATAAGCAGGCTGAGGATATAGGGTATTTTAAAGTAGATTTTTTAAACAATACTATCTATCAAAAAGTCAAAAATGAATCGCACTTAAATAAATTATTAGAAACAGAGCCGTTGTGGGATTTACTTGAACATCAGGAAGTTGTAGGACAACTGTATCATATCAACAATTACGCTGACGTACTCAAGCAGTATAAGCCCACTAGTATACTTGAACTAGCAATGATATTGGCAATCATACGCCCTGGCAAAAAGCATTTAATGGGCAAGACATTTGATGAGATTGCTAAAACTGTGTGGGATAAACCCCAGGGTGACGAATACTATTTTAAGAAAGCACATGCGATTGCATTTGCTACAGCTATTATAGTTCAATTAAATCTAATTTGTGAAGGGATAGGTAAGGTTAGTGCCTAGTCGACTTTCTTTACCAGCTGTACCGTACGGCGCTTTATTCTTTTCTTTAAAATATTCTGCATGCTGGTAACAGGACCAAATGCAATTTCTACTTCTTTGACCATAAATGATCTTAAGGTGTGCTTGAAGGATTGCATCTCTGTATACAGAAATACATCAATGGGCAATAATCGGTTGCTTTCCCACCACCATAAGTCGCCGTTTTCTAACATAAGTCGTTTTTCCTGATTATTAGCACATTTTTCTATGTCGTAAAAACTAATAATATGTTGGTCTTTGTTTTGCACTATACCTACATATTCTGTGTCGTTGAAAATAATGCACGTCAGGAATGGAAATTTCTTTTGTAAATCTTCATTACTAGTCATCAGTAATATTTATAAGCAGGAGATAAATACTATACAAAGAATGGTACAGAGAACATGATATGTCGAATAATAATGCCAAAGTTTTATATTTACTGGAAAATCAGTCCGTTGACTTGGTGCTTTCCAGCGATACAATTAGGGTGGATAACAAACCAATGAATCAAACATCAATAGTCGTACAAAAAGGATTCACAAACACTGTGAATTTCTTTATCAGAAATAGAGATAGAGTATTACAGGATGTGTCTAATGAAACATTATACATAACTGTTATAGACCCGAATACACAAACTAGAATTTTATTCAAGCAACTAACACATGTGACTAATTCTGTAGGAGAAGTGCGTTTAGATCTGAGCACAGGAGACTTGAACGACTTGAGGCCTGGATTTTATAAAATGGCTATTTCAAAAAGTGCTGATGCTGGACAAACACAATATGCATTATACGCTAATCAGAATGAGGGCGTTATTACTCAATTTGAAATAAAAAGTCCGTTAGAGTACCACCCATTACCAAGCCAATCAATTGAATCGTTTATTCAAACAGGCAATGTTGTCCTAGGTGATCCAAGTGACAAGTTCGTTACCAGCGCAATGTACGGAAACCAAGCAAAAAACTATAGACACAGTCGTCATACCATCGGCTTTTATCTAGACGAATTTGTGGGCACTATTCAGATACAAGGAAGTGCATTGGAATCTGTACCCACACAGGAAAGTGATTGGTACAATATAAACCCTCAAGGGGACTTTGGACAAAGTATTATACCTTACACGTCTGCTTTCACCGGCATCGATCCTTTTAATTTTGTTATTAATACGAATTGGATTCGTGTGGAATTTGTAAAAACATCCGGATCTGTTGACAAAATACTTCTAAGAAATTAATTGACTTTCTCACACAAGGTGTTATAATTGTCTACATGCAACACCACGACTTAGTAGAACAAGTGCATCGATTGTTACTGGATAATTTGCCAATTAAATCCGGCAAAACTCCTAGTGGCTGGATTACACTTGACTGTCCTATTTGCAATGATAAACGTAAACGAGGAGGCATTAGACAGACAGGCCCTAAGATAAGTTATCATTGTTTTAATTGCGATTACACAACTGGCTGGTCACCTAGCCCACGGCTTGGGATAAAGTACAAAAAATTGTTAACAGCCTTATCTGTGTCTGATAAGCAGATACATGATGTAATTGTAAATTTAATGAAATACGGCGAAGAGCTAGACATAGACGATACAGGCGAATATGTGTACAGTGCATCTAAGTTCGAAACTATAGAATTGCCTGAACATGCGACAACGGTTGATCTATTGCCAGACACACATGATGTTAAGCAATATGCCAAAGACAGAGGATTACTTGGGACCACAACACTTTTATATTTGGGATATAACACTGAATTAAAGTTGCAGTACAACAAACGATTGGTTATACCATTCATGTATAACGATAACTTAATAGGCTGGACATCTAGGCACATTAGTCCTCCTGACAAAAAGACACCGAAGTATCTCAGCAACATGCCTGCAGGATATGTGTTTAATATTGATAAGTTTGTTGATACACACAGAGAACTAGTAGTTGTCACTGAAGGAGTTCTTGACGCAGTATTAATAGATGGTGTGAGTGTGTTAGGTAACAGTGTTACACCTGAGCAAGCACACTTAATTGACAAGCTAGGAAAGCGTATTATACTATGTCCTGATAGAGATGAACCAGGTAAACAGTTAATAGACCAAGCATTGGAATTGGGATGGGAAGTGAGTTTCCCACCTTGGGATAAAGATATAAAAGATGCGTCGGATGCTGTACAAAAATATGGAAGGATGTTAACCTTGTCTAGCATAATTAAGTATGCAGTAGATAATAAGATAAAGGCACAAGTACAGGCAAAAATGTTATGAGATTATTAGTTAGTGGATGTAGCTACTCAGCAGGAGCGAGCGTAACTCACGTCCGGGACGGCAAAACATACGAAGATTTAATTTGTGAAAAAAAAGATGCAGGCTTCTTGTGGCCAAACCTTATAAGTGAAGCTAACGGATACGAGTTGCATAATATTTCTTTGCCCGGGAACAGCAACGATAAAATAATTAGACAGACTATAGAATGGCTAGAAAAAAATGGTACAGAAGATACTATCGCAGTAATACAATTTTCTAGCCTGTACAGGCATGAATTTTATAATGAAGTGATGAAGGAGCATATAAATTATTGCACATCAGGTCATTTAGTATACGAAACAGCCGAAGGCGCAAGTTTGTCAAACAACAGTGTGTTATATGACGCCCACTCAGACAACTCCAAAATTCATGATAAGTTAGACGATAGCAAGATGCATCAAAAAACTTTACTAGCACTGAGTGATATGTTAAAATATACGTGGAATAAGGATAATTTACAAATTGCTTATCTACAAAAAGTGATATTTTTACAAAATTATTTAAAAGATGCAGGAGTTCCTTATCTGTTCACATCAATGTCTATTGGGTCAAATGTACCACAAATGGTTACTAACGTAACTGGCTTTAGTGTGGAATATACACGATTACTAAAAAACTTAGTAGATTTGCATCATTGGGCACAACCTTTATCGGCGGCGTCTCTAGACAATACGTTTGAGGATGGCCATCCAAATGAAGAAGGCAATAATCAAATTGCAAAATATATACAAGACCAGCTAAACAGAATACTATCGAAGAGGCAGTAACATAAATGCAAGAGTACACAGAAGAAATACAAGAATTATATTTAAAGTTTCTGGTAACTGATCCTGAGCTATTTGTGCGTGTGAGCAACATTGTTGAACCAGACATGTTCAACAGACGTTTTAGGGACACTGTTGGATTTTTACAAGAACATGCTAATGAATATAATAGTATTCCTACAATTGATCAGATAACAGCAAAGACTGGCATTGAATTAGAGCGCATCGATGGTATCAATGATAACCATATAGAATGGTTTTTAGACAACTTTGAAAAGTTTTGTAGACACAAGGCATTGGAGAAAGCAATACTTGAAAGTACTGATCTGTTAGAAAACCAGGACTACGGCACAGTAGAGACTAAAATTAAAGATGCTGTGCAAGTTGGTTTAGTTAAAGATTTGGGTCTAGAGTACTTTGAAAATCCTAAGGAACGATTACAATATATTAAAAGTCAGTCTGGTGCAGTTAGTACAGGATGGCAGGGTATTGATCGTAAATTGTACGGCGGATTGAACAGAGGCGAAATAACAATTTTTGCGGGAGGCTCCGGCGCAGGCAAGAGTCTGTTCTTACAGAACTTTGGAGTAAACTGGAGTTTAGCAGGACTTAATGTTGTGTATATCAGTTTAGAGCTCAGTGAACCGTTGATTAGTATGCGACTAGACAGCATGGTAAGTGGCTATGGGGCCAGAGAAATCATGAAAAACATGGACGATGTTGATCTCAAAGTGCGTATGAAGGGTAAAGGCGCCGGCAAGTTTAGAGTCAAGCAAATGCCTAGTGGCGTTAATACAAATGATATTAGAGCCTTTATTCGAGAGTATGAGATCAACAGTGATGTTAAAGTCGATGCAGTGTTAGTAGATTACTTAGACCTTATGATGCCTATTAGTGCTAAAATTTCTCCAGAAAACTTATTTGTAAAAGACAAGTATGTTTCTGAAGAGTTGCGTAATTTGGCTGCTGAGAGAGATTTGCTGCTAGTAACAGCGTCTCAGTTAGGCAGGAGTGCAGTGGAAGAAATAGAATTTGATCATAGTCATATCGCAGGCGGCATCAGTAAAATACAAACAGCAGATAACGTTGTGGGTATTTTTACTAGTAATGCAATGAGAGAACGTGGTAGATATCAAATACAGTTTATGAAAACACGTTCTAGTAGTGGTGTAGGTAGCAAAGTAGACCTCAAGTTTAATCCAGATACGTTGCGTATTGAAGATTTAGATGAGGATGACGATGATGCAATGACCGTTACAACAAGTTCTTTGGTAGATCAGTTAAAACGAAATAGTAGTATTAAGGCAGAAGAGCCCGAAGCACAGGATACTGTAAGTACAGCCCTCAATATGCGTGAATTTATGAAAAAGAATGATCTCTAGTAGTCACGCTTCAATAAATTTTAAACACTTTTGATAAATATAAGAAAGATTGGGACTTTTGAGAATGGCTAATAAACGATCACGCAGTATACTTGAGGAACTAAACTCGATTAGTGTGGATAGAGACAAAAACCACATTTTGGAAAATCGAGTTCAACATCTAGTCAGTACTGTTAATAATATAAGAGCAATGCTGTCTGATCTATACGAAGAAGACACGGCTGCGGATTTAGAAAAACGATTGATTAATAGTTTAAAGTCAGGTGATTCTGCTAAATTTTCTCGAGGGTTGAAAAAAGCAATAGTGGAGAGTAATAATAATGAGACTTGAACAATTAGACGAAGCACCTGTTCCTGGAAAACCTGGAGCTTTGAAAGGAGATCAGTCTGCTAAAGCACAAAAAAACTATGGAGACAATTACGATGCTATTTTCCGTAAAAAGAGCTCAGCACCAGCACCGAAGCAGACTAAATCTGCTCCTGTAAAACAAACTTCTGCTGGTAAGAAGTCTAATATTCAAACAGACCCTGCATTACGTGGTAAAGGGCCAGCAAAGCAAAGTTATTCACCAAAAGACCCGCTTGCTGGAGGCACAAAAGCAAGACGTCCACAAGCTGCACCACAAGCTGCACCACAAGCTGCACCACAAGCTGCACCACAAGCTGCACCCCAAGCTGCACCACAAGCTGCACCACAAGCTACACCACAAGCTGCACAAGCTACTCAAGACCCCAGCAAAGTTCCTGGAGCAATTGTTAAAACGCCACAAGGTGGTCATTTTGTTAGAACTGCTCAGGGATGGACAGCATCTGATCAGAAAGGAAACGTTGATCCAAACGCTAGTGCAGAGAATCCTAACAGTAGAATGTCCAGATCACTGGATCGTGCAACAGGCAAACCTGACTCCAAAGGTGTTATTCAAGCACCAGATGATAGTCTCGGCGGCAAAATTAGACAAGGTATAGATAAAGTTAAAAAAGCAGGCGCAGATGCTATCGGCGGACCACTAGCAACAGCAACAAGATCTGATCCTGATGCAGGAATACTAAAGAAGGCAGGTGCAACAGTTGGCGCTGG